TAGAACTTGCTTTCTTTCCATTGACGGGAGCTATTAAAGCAACCGAATATCTAATGTCGTTATTTAAATCGAACGGAAAAATAAATTTTGGATTACAAGGCGGTCAAACATTATTAGATTCTATTAATTCAAGTCCGTTAAATTCTCGTAATTCCACGAGTAATTTTTTATCGCAAGGTTTCGCAAGAAATTCAAATATAAATACGGGCGATATTGTCATTCACACCGAGGCAACGGATGCGACCGGAATTGCAAAAGATTTCACGAAAGAATTATTAAGTCGTCATTTATGGCAAACGAATAATCAATTTGCAAATGGGGAAGCTTACTAATGTCAAGTGTACGCGATATTATAAGCACACTACTACCGGGTTTTGCGGTCGATACCGTCGCAGTCTTTGATCAAAATTATAATCAAATTTTCAGAGAAGCAAGAGCCATTAAAGCGGTTGTAAAAGAACAATCCAAAGTGATGGAACATCCCGTTGAAAGTGGCGCGATTATTACTGACCATCGTATCGTATTACCGATTGAAATTGATCTTTCATTAATTTTAGCGTCGGGCGATTATCAAGACGTTTATAAAGAAATTCGACAGTATTATTTAAATGCGACATTGCTTGTTGTACAAACAAGATCGGGCGTTTATACAAATCAATTGATTGCAGGATTACCGCACGAAGAAGACCCGACTATGTACGACGCTTTAACAATCGCACTTAGTTTAAAGGAAGTAATCATGGTCACTGCACAATTTGCAGTGATACCAAGGAACCCGGCACGGTCTAGTACAACGAATCGCGGTACTCAACAGGGCGCACCCGCAAATAGCGGGCAAGTCACTGCGGCAACTAGTGGTTTCACTCGATTAACGGGGATTAAACCATGATTCAAATTCCTATTACGAATATTGCGAATCAATCTTTTTCCATTAATCTAAGTGATTCTCAGTATGATATCCGAATTCATGCAACCAGTGATCGTGGCATACCTGGTAATGAAATTATGGCGGTAAGTATTATCAGAGACGGCATTTTAATCGTCCAAGGAATGCGTGCGTTATCCGATTTTCCAATTATCCCGTCGGCTTATTTAGAAGATGGAAATTTTATTATTACTACTATGGCGGACGAATACCCAGATTGGCACCAATTTGGGATTACTCAATACTTAATTTTTGCATCTCAAGCCGAATTAGATGCGGCGAGACAAGCCGCATGATGAGCGCACTTGATTCACGCATTGTCAATGTGATTATCCAAGTAAGCGGTGGAACGAAAACGTACTCCGCCCCTTTGATGATTACTGCGACCGGTACGAAATATGCAAATGCCCTACAGAATGAAGCCGAAATTATTCTTACAAATTTAGACCGAGAAACTCAAGATTTTATTTTAACAGAAACATCTCCCTATAATCGTAATCGAACATTAAAAACGGTTACATTAGAAGCGGGTAGACAATCTTACGGTACTGCCGTTGTTTATCGTGGTAATGTTGTTACTTCACGAATTACACAACCGCCAGATATCGGCATAGTATTAAAATGTTTAACGGGTAATTTTTTTAAAGGAAATATCCTTGCTCGTAACCAAGCGGGTCAAGTTAGTTTAAAGCAACTATCCTCGCAGATTGCACAAGATACCGGTACGCTTTTAAATTTCCAAGCAACTGATAAAAACATTGGTAATTATAATTTCGCGGGTTCATCACCGAATCAGATTAGTATTTTAAATTCTTTCGGCGGCATTAATGCTTTCATTGATGATGACACATTAGTCGTTAAAAACGCATTAGTTCCTTTAACGGGCAAAGTTAAGATTGTGAATTCTGGAACGGGCATGATCGGAATACCTGAATTTACAGAATGGGGCATTAAAGTAAAATTTCTACTCGATAATCAAACAACTATCGGGGGCGGTTTATTAATTAACAGCCAACAATATCCGGCAGTTAATGGCAGGTATGTTATTTATAAATTAGGATTCGAAATTGCGACCAGAGATACGCCATTTTATTACATTGCGGAAGCTGCGAGGGTACGAGCATGATTAGCGGCAATCAACCCGATATCGACCCTGCAAATAATGATAGTTTAGCCGGTACAATCGGGTTCGCCTTTTCAAAATTATTGCAAGGTGTGAACGGAGTATTGCCCGCCCAGGTTATTAAATACGATAGGACAACTAACAGGGTACAAGTGCAACTTTTAATTGCGGTTGTAACAACATCGGGCGCAACCGTATCACGCCCTCAGATCGCGAGTATTCCAGTATTAGTATCCGGCGGTGGCGGGGGTTTTCTTTCGTTTAATCTCGTGCCTGGTAATCTAGGCTGGGTTGTAGCAAACGATCGGGATATATCTTTATTTCTTCAATCGTATGCTGAAACGCCGCCTAACACCGGTCGAATTAAGAATTTTGCCGACAGTGTTTTTATACCTGATATAATGCACGACTATGTTATTAATAGTGATGATGATAATGCCACGGTTTTATCAACAATAGACGGCACAGTTAGAATATCCGTTAGTCAAACCGGTATCCGCATTACTTCTCCGGGCGGTACTACTATTACGTCACCTTCTATCGTCCTACAAGGCGATATAACGATGGATGGTAATATGATGGTAAGTGGCACGTCACTATTATCGGGGGTCGTAACAATGCCCGCGGGTGCAGGTTTTGCCGGTTCAATTAATATAACCGGCCTAGGGGTATTCCCCTTTGTGATTAGCCCATAAGGAGATGAATTTTTGCTAACTTTATCTGCGAATGTAAATGATAATATTCCAAACGTTGCATTTAATGATCTTTATTTAGATGCGGACGGAAATATCGCGCTTGCTTTTGATCAGCAAGCTGCACTTCAAGCGTGCGCTCAAGCCGCACAAACATTATTAGGCGAACTTGTTTTAAACACAACCGAGGGAATTCCCTATTTCCAGACTCTTTGGATTGGCGTACCTAATATTCAACAGTTTAATGCCGCATTAAGAAATGCTTTTTTAAACGTCCCCAATGTGATCGAAGTCGTTTCGTTGATTACTTCGCGATTAGGGAATACATTAAATTATTCTGCCATTATCCGGACAACGTTTGGAACAAGTGGATTTACGGGAGTAGTCGAAAATGCCTGATGTTTATAACTATATTACTGCGACAGGTGTTATTGTCCCAGACACGGCGGATATTTTAACGGAAGTACAAGCCGAATACGTTAATGCTTTTGGAAGTGATTTAAATTTAGATGCTAATACGCCGCAAGGGACATTGATTACGGCTGAAACATTAGCGCGTGCCGCCGTAGCCGATAATAACGCAACCCTCGCAAATCAAATTAATCCCAATGAAGCGGGCGGTATATTTTTAGATGCGCTTTTAGCTTTATTAGGGAGTGAAAGAACCGTCGCTTCACCTTCAACGGTACTTTGTACATTGACGGGGATAGTTGGCACGTCCATTCCGGCGGGCGCTCAGATTTCAGACAGTAATGGTGACCTCTACGAATTAGTCACAACAACAGTTATTCCAGTGGGCGGAAGCATTGCAAATGTACCGTTTCAGTCGGTCTTAACCGGCGCTATTCCTGGTAATGCCGGTACTTTGACAACGATTGTTAGTAATATCCTCGGGTGGGAAACGGTCACAAATCCCGCTAATGCGACGCTGGGAACCTCAACACAATCCGATGCTCAAGCACGACTGTTTCGAATAAATACGCTAGCAAGTCAAGGAATGGGGTTTGCTCAAGCAATTATTTCGGCATTAACAAATAATAATTTAACGCCTGGCGTAACGAGTCTAACATTTCAAGAAAATGCAACGAGTTCGCCCGCAACAATCAATGACGTGCCAATGGTAGCGAATTCGTTATATACGTGTGTTGCAGGAACGGCGACGCCATTAGCTATTGCGGAAACATTGACGAATACTAAGAACGGAGGTTGCGCTTATAATAACGGTCTAGGCGTACCACAAAGTGTCAATGTGACTAATCCGTTTAGTGGTCAAGTCATACCTGTCTTATTTGATACTCCTAATTTTGTTACCGTTGCAATGACGGTTACCGTTCATCAATTTGCCAATGTGCAAGATGTACCTAGCGCCGTTAAAAATTCTATTATTGCCTATGCGGCAGGTCAGATACCGAATGAACCGGGGTTCGTTGTTGGAGCTTCCGTTTCACCTTTTCAAATTGCAGGGGCAATTAATATTCTATCTCCCGGGCTTTTTGTGCAAGAAGTACAAGTCGGGATATTTTCATATACACTGCAAGGGACAACTCATAACGGCACGATGACCATTGACGGACTAACTTATAACACCGAGATTACACCGGGCGATGGTGTATCCGGTGCGGGTATCCCGCCTAGCACGACGGTATCTTCATTAAGCGGCAGTAACGCAATTATCGTAAGTGCGAATTCAACCGCAGACGCAACGGAAATAATAACATTTACGCCTACTCTAACATTACAAACTACAGAAATACCGTTAGCGGTATTCCAACAAGCCGTTTTAAACCCAGCATTAATTACGGTTGTGCAAGTATGAAAATACAAAACTTTAATTATTCCGTAAATTTATTACAGGCAATCATATGGCAATATGACGAAGCAACAAACTTATTAAGTTTACTTAATCAAAAGCAAACTTGGTACAATACAAATCAAACGCAATTTTGGACAGATTGGTATAATAATGTTTTCAATTTACAAACCGCTAATAATTTCGGTTTATCTGTGTGGTCGTATATTTTAAATATCCCTTTGTTTTTCCTTGAAGAAATGGAGTCATCGAGTAAGCCAATATGGGGATTCAATGCGTATACAAGCCCGCCCACATTAGAAAATAGTTATCTCAATTTTGGGCGTAGTAATTTTTCAATTCGTGGATCGGTTCTTTCGCTCACAACAGAGCAACAACGATTTTTATTAAGGTTAAAATATTTTCAGTTATCGAACCGTGTTGATGTAACGGACGTTAATAAATTTTTAAACTATCTTACGACGACTTCCAATATCGGATGGGCGGGAAATATTTATATGTTGGATAATTTAAATATGACTGTTACTTATCAATTTTCGATATCTGGTTTTCCCTCGTCGTTACTTTCGATCATACAACAGTTTGATGTTTTACCAAGACCAACGGGCGTTGGAATTATTTACAGTTTATAAGGACGTTTTAAAATGACTACTCTTTATTATATATTTCCTTTCGGTGAGAATGCTGATGATTTAACCGCTATTCCATCCTCCCCCGCTATTGATGGTTCCGTTAGTTATTCGGATGGATGGACAGACCCCTATGAGCTAGATTTATTAACAAACCCTGCGGCACTTCCCATTCCCCGTGGGCAAATGAATCAATTGCTTTTCGATATCACGAATAATATCCAAGAGTATCAACAATTCGGCTCGCCTAATTTTATTACCTCGTCGGATAACGGCGGCTCACCTTTCCCGTATCCGATTTATGCACGTGTCTATTACATGGGTCAAGTATACGAGAACCAGGTTGCCGCTAATACCGCAACGCCTGGAACGGACACTACGTGGTTACAACTAAGCGATAATGCTCAAGGTAATCCACCCGGTACAGTGATTGATTTTGCGGGCGCGGTAGTACCTGCGGGCTATTTACTTTGCGATGGTAGCCAAGTTAGTCGAACTACATACTCCATATTATTATCGGCGATTAGTTTTTCTCAAACCGGGACATTAACTAACACGATGAATAGTGTTACGGGCTTAAGTACTACCGCCAGTATGTACGTAGGTATGGCAGTAGAAGGGGCAAATATTCCATCCGGTACAACGGTCGCAAGTATTGTAAGTGGTACGGCCATCACACTGTCTGCCGCAGCAACGGGGAGCGGGGCAACATTAATCACTTTCTTTAATTGGGGTAATGGTAATGGAACGACGACATTTAACGTACCCGATATGCGCCGTAGGGCATCAATTGGTGTAGGTGGCAGCGGCGCAGGCATTCCGGGTAATGTGACCGGTCAAGTCGGTGGCGTTGAAACTTTTGTAATGACTGAAGGTCAACTTGCTCCGCATAATCACCCTGGTTCAACCGTAGCAGCCGGTGTACTTTCCGGAACCACTGGTTTTGGTGAAACGTTAGCGAATGGCCGTACTCATCCCGTTTCAGTGGCTACGGATGGTTCCGGTGACCCGATTAGCCTTATCCAGCCTTCTGCCGTTTTAACTAAATGTATTAAATTTTAATAAATAGACGGAACCAAAGAAAAATGACGGAAAGAATAGAGCGGATTACGATATGTATTTTAATTGGGTTCGTTGTTCTGTCAATCGCTTGGTTCCGCGCTAGCTGGGAGAAAATGAAAGAAGATCAGCAAGAAATAGCGTCTTATCAATCACAGATTGAGCAACTAGAGATAGAATCTATAAAAATGAAAGAACGCTATAGAGAAGCTAGAGAAAAATCCCGTTTCGAGATGAGACAAGTACAGAATGAAGCAATACGCATTTTAGCTAAGAATGTGCCTAAAGACCCAGCTAAAGCGATTGCGTGGGGGCTTGATGAGGCACAAAATTTTCGTTAGTCTAGTGTGCGTATCTCTCCTCTCGTGCGCTACAAAAGAACCTATTCCGATTTCCTATCATTGTTCTGTCATTCAGCTTCCCGATGACCCCATCTCTCCCGTTGGAGCATTAACGAGAGATTCCCGACCCGATGAAGTCATAAAAGCCTGGGTAGCGACTGCGTACGCGTATAGGGGCTGGAATAGGGCGGTACGAAAACAAATTGAAGATTCAGAAAGCTAACTCACGATAACCGACCTTATCGTGAGTCAGAACGATAGGTATAAATTGAACCTTTTGCATACTTATTACGTACCATTACATATTACGTAATATAGTACGTTTCAAGAGTGAGGCAAAAATATGAAATTAAATGTTGACGAAATGAATGTATTTGAGCTAAAAACCGTCGTTAAAATGCTGATTGAAGATTTATTGTATGAGCATGATAGGATTAGTGTATTGCAAGATCGCATGCTTCAATTAGAGCTTGCGGTATATCGAAATAATGATATCATTAAATAGCGATTTATTGCTGAATGCAAAAGATAGAAACGCTACGATCTTTCTATCTTGGTTAGCGTCTCGTCAGTGTCGCGCATAGACTGACGTTTTTATTTTTGCGGCGGCATTAATCTATGGATTACAGGAACGCGATATACCAATATTGCGACACAGCTACCTAGATAAATGATGCCGTTTTATATTATGACAATCGCACTGCGGACAGTGGCGCAGAGGTGTTAATACTGATAATGGCCGGAGACTATAACCCGCTTAGCTACCGCACACGACAAACAGTTAGGTTGAAACGCTAAGCTAGCACGTGCAATTCGTGCCGATTGCCACCGAGTGTATGCTTATACGTTGCATCCTAAAGGCTAACCACGAAAGTGGAAGGAACGTATTGACCGCCTGGAAAGACAGGCACGAATTTAAAGAATTCCCGCTCGTCCAAGCGCGGAGAATGTGGGCGACGATACTTAGATTGCTTATAAGAGATTAGTGGTAGACCTTATATGGTACTCATTAATACGCTAAATAGGGAAAATAGCCTTTTTATTTAATGATGGTGTTTATGATTTGCAATCGTTGCGAAACTGAAAAATCACTTAAAGAATTTTATCTTAGAGATAAGATAAAGATGATTTATAGGAAAGAATGCAAAGCATGTGTTAGTCGTCGCAATAATGAACATCATCAAAAAACAATAGAGAAATATGAGTTAATAGTCACGGAAAAATTAAAGTATAAAATTTTAAACAATATCATCATCAATCGAACGAATGATTGTTGGGAATGGACAAGATGTTTAGATACTAAAGGATATGCTAGGATCTATGATAAGTGCAAACCTCATCGAGGATCAAGAATTTCTTATCTAGTTTTTAAAGGAAAAATCTCAGATGGAATGATGGTTTGCCATTTATGTGATAATAGAAAATGTGTCAATCCAGAGCATTTATGGTTAGGAACAAATGAAGATAATATGAAAGATAAAATGGCAAAAGGTAGATGGAAAGGAACTACAGGATTAAAATGGGCAAAGACTTAAAGAATTATGGGTTTCGAAAACCGGCGCCGAAATAGGCTGTTCACTTACTGATATTGATTTCGTGAGAGTGTACATTTATCATAGAATTAAATGAAGACATGGCGTTGGATAATGTCGACGGTAATCCTGGCCAAGTGAGAATTATTATTGGTGACAAATATGCAATTGTAAGAATTGATGACTTAAAACTAGCTTTAAGAAAATTGTCCGCACGCTAATATATTTTGGCCGGTCTATTTGATTGATCGCGTTTGCGTGTGGCGTAGATTAATCTTTAGTACCGGCCTAGGATTTAGGAAAAAATAAATGTTAGACAGTTATTGTCCTTTTTGTGGTGCAAAAGATATAAAAAAATATAATGCGTCAATAGACTCTTGGAGCGTTTGTTGTGATAAATCTATGGACGCATTAATCGAAGATACCGTAAGGAACAACTCATATAAGAATTCAAATATAGAAATAAATCAAGCGTATCCTTATGGTGACGAATATCTGCTACCGTTGCCGTTCATTTTGCCTCCGGGCAAATGGGAAATTTCATTTCGAGACGAAGAATATAGACTGCAATATTTAAAAGTCGAAATACGCGAAACCGTACCTATGCAATGGATTTTTAAAGAGATAAAACATATGGTCGTTTTAGAAGCTAAGAGGATTCAATGAGCAATAGATCATGAAAGCTATTTGCAGTATTTGTCTTAAGTACCTTGATTTTTCAATTTGTCCTAAAAAGAAAACATATACTGCTATCTGTTGCGGTTTTAAATATAAGTTAACATTTATTAAAAATAAAATACCTATTTTACCAGTGGAGGAAATTAAATAATGTTATTGAAAAAATTCATAGTTACACTCACTGCTTTAACTACTATTAATGCCTATGCTGACCAATTTATTTTGACTACAACGGGTCACGACAATTTGAAATGCCGCGATGGTCACAGATGTACTTTAACAGGCGAAC